AACTCTTTAAGTAGTTGTGCGCGTGAAATAGCCATTTTGAGTTACTCCTTAAACGTTAACCGCTTGGTTAGTATTACTGTAGTACTCATGGATACCAAAGTTGAATTTTACAATTGCTTCTTGGTAAATCGTGAACACCATAGTGCTGTTTGCTGGGATGGTAATACCTGTAGAGGCAGTACCGGTGGGTGAGTTAACTGTCGCGGCTTGTGCGTTGATAGAGATTGTCTGTGAACCTGTGCCTGTAACAGCAGAAGAAACACGTGAACCTGTACCAATGTATTGACCGTTTGCAGCCAAGTAACCAACGTCTGTACCCAGTGGCAATGTTCTGGTCAAACCAGTACACACCAAGCTAGTAGTACCACCACCGCTAGACAATGTTGCGTTAGCAATAATTGCTGTATCGGGAACCAAATCAACAATGCGGATAGGCAATGTTGAAGTAGCGGCTGCTGTAGCAGCAACGATACCGTTGGAAGAGTTACCAGTGTTGACGTTACCAGCCAAGTTAGAACCTTCACAGTTCATACCGACATCAGAACGAGCAATGGAACCAATAGTTGTACCACCAGCGGCAGTAACAGCAGCCACACGGAACAATGTGTCAGGATCATCAGTTACGATAGCAACTGCATCACCAGCCAAAGTGTTTGCGGGCCAGTATTGGCTAAAACGCTTTTGTTTAGTGACTGGATCGGTGTACGAACAGCCCAAGAACACACCAATCGTACCGTTACCAGCAGAGCCAGTAATGGCGCTACCGCCGGTAGTAACGATTGAACGTGTGGCAAAGCCACGCGACTGACCTACGATGTCACCGTAGAAAATATTAGTGCCAAAGTTGTACTGGATCGGAATATTCCGTGTTGAACCAGCAAAAACTTGACCACCAATCAGATTAATGGGTTTAAACCCATAGGGGGCATCAATAATTGGATATGCCATTTATAACTCCTAAAAATTTAAGAACCTTTGCCAAAAGTCACTTCGCTTCTACGTTCTTTAAACATAGGCATACGAGGATCATTTTCGCGCATGTAAGTGTTGTCCACAGAAGCCATCTGCGCATCAGTTTGTTTCTGATAATACGCAGCACGCTGCTTAACGAACTCCACAGGTGTTTTGCAAAGCATCAAACCACCAATTTGAACGCTGTCTTGGAAATGCCCTTCGGTGCTTCCAAACAAACGAATCTCAGGATGGTCGGAAGCCTTAACGGGTTCCCAGCCTTCACGTAATTTCCCAGAAATGTTTGTGGGGTCATCTTTACCCATAGTCGCAATACGAATCCAGCGGTACGCATAACCTTCCTCCGGTGCGGGATCAGGTAGAAGTTGAGGGGGCATCCATTGTTTTGGGCGCTCCATCATTTCGCGGGTTCCAAGATCGCGGCTTGGTCTAGCAGATTTTTCCATAATCATTTCCTCATTTCTTCAGCAACCTTACGGGCGTACAGTTCCAAAGGAACTCCCAACCGTTTGGCGATATTCACTTGCGTCTGAGTAAGCACGATTTTGCGCGGTGCTGTACTGCGTGTTGCAGGTGAAACTACATTGGATTTGGTACGTTGAGGTTTCGCATCAACGGACTCCCCGGCTCCAACTTGGTCTGGGAATCTTTCTCGGATGTCAGTGTCGATACGTTTATAGTATTCGTCACTTCCAACCCTAATACCACTCTCTACAAGTTCTTCATGCAGCCCTAAAGCATATGAAGTCATCCGTTTATTGCTTCCAAACCACTGATTTTGGTCTTGCCACGCTAGTAGTTTTTCGTCAACGGGTGCAACTTGTTGAGGTTGTGGTGTGATTTGTACAGGAGTTTCTGGCTCCTGTAAAGGGGCAGGTTTAAAATTATTTACTTTATCTGCGCGGATTCTAGCGGTAGTGAGTGCTTCCTGAGCATCCAACAACTTATCAGCGTCCCCAGACTCGTAAGCTTCTTTGTAAAGCCGTTTAGCTTCTTCAATCTCGCCATTAATGACTTTCTTGGCTTGTTCCAAGAGGACAGTCTGGCCTTGATTAACAGAACCTTTGAGTTTTTTGTTCTCTTCATACATTGCTTGCGCAAGTTTTAGAGCTTCATCTTTCTCACGTTGAGCGGTTTCTTTAGCTCTGCGCTCTTCGTGGTAACCCTTTGTGAAGTGTTTAAACCTGTTTTTTACGCTTTCGGAGTAAGTGGCAAGTTCTTCTTCTGTTGGGTCTTTGGGGGTTTCGGCCATTGGGGTGCGAAACTTATCCTCTTCAGGCGTATCGTCAATAACCTCAATTTCCTCTTCCTTAACTGCGGGGGCGTCTTCCTCCGGAGCTACAACTTTTCCACCCTTGCGGGCATTGATTTCCTCTTTTTCATCAGGAAACTCAAACTCAACTTTTTCAAATTCAGCCATGATGTTTCCTTAAATGCTAGGGCGTTGAATGCCCCGAGGGTCTTGCACAATAGCCTGAACAGAGTCATCGTTAATGAGTCTCCATTCAGTGCCGTGAATCTTCATGCGGGTTCCCGTGTTAGGACGTACTAACACAAAGTCTCCAACTTTGCAGCTTGGGCCAGAAGGAAATCTGGTCGCGTCTTTGAAAGCATCAGGGCCAATCTTGGCAACAAACAGCACGGGGGAAAGAAGCTCCTCGTACTGCATTGTTTGGCTTGCTTTTAACAAACCACCTTCATACTCATCTTCTGCCTTGGGCAACATACACAGCAAGTGATATGTGGCCGGATCGGGCAGTTGTTTGGCTTTCTCTTCAGCAGTGGTATTAAGCACACCGCTTAGATCAACCGAACTAACATCAAATTCAGTCATCGTCATAATCCTTAATTTTTCGCACGAGATCACCAATTTCATACTGAGCGGTTTGGAGACCTCGGATAGTTCCGCACAGTTCTTTGTAGTGATCGTGGGATTTCGCACCACCAGCACTAACAACCTCAATCAACTGCTTGACATGTTCTTCAAGCTTGCCGTTTAAAACATCTAGCAGTTTGTAGTCCATCATTCACCCCTTGGTTGGTTTTTAGCGTTTAACAACATCTGTAAAAGTTGCTGTTTAGCTTGCAAGTCCTGCGTCTGTTGGCCATGAGTCAATGACTGCTGGTGTTCTTGTTCTGCACGGCGCATTTCAGCTTGATGCTTCATAGCCTCCATAGCAATCTCTTGCTGCGCTCTTTGTGCAGCCACGGCGGGGTCTTCGCCTTGAGCCTGTTGGGCTTGCTGCATCTTGAGTTGAAGCTCTGCCTGCTTGATAGCCAAGTCGCCTTGAACTTTCTGCGCTTTGGTTTGAGCATCTTGCTGTTTGATTTGCAATTCTGCTTGCTGCATTTGAACAACAGGGTCTTGCATTTGTTGCTGCGCTTGTTGTTGAGCCGCTTGGTTTTTGTCAATGTCAAGCAACTGTTTGGCAGCCTGAGCAACCAATTTAGACAACTGAACTTCAACGTCCTCAGACATTTGAGTGTCAGGCGCAGGCAGGGTAGCTCCCAAACGCTGCTCAATCTTGGAGCGGTACTGGAATGCAACGTGCTCAGCCACGTGAGCCATAAGGGAAGCTTGCATCTGCTGAGCCATTGGGTTTTGGCCCATTTGACCCATAACTATTGGGTCTTGCATCATTGACATGTGGACTGCAATGTGAGCGTCATGGTCTTGGTAGATAAACGCTTTGGTAGGTTTACCAGTCAAGAATGACATGTTCTCCGAGATGGGATCGCGGGGAGTCATGTCATCTTCAATAGGTACAAGCTTGTCTGCGTTCTTGACACCCAAGACCTCAATCATCTGGCGGTGCAGTTGAGGCAGGTTGTAAATCTGTGGAGCACCCTGAGCCAATTGAATAATGGCTTGGTACTGCATGATCCTTTGAGCCATAGTGGCGGAGTTAGGATCAGACACAGGGATAACATCCACCATGTCGTAGTCAGACTGCTTGGCTTTTCTGTCTCCAGCGACTGGCTCGTAGTCATAATCCGCAGGCATGTAGTCGCGGATGATCTCTTTAAGCAGTTTAAACTCTTGTTTCATTGAATAATGAACACGAGCCTGCACCGCAGACATTGTCTTAAGTTGCCTCTCAAGCAGGGCTAAAGTTGTACCAACGGGCGCATTTGCGCTCATATCGGACACATTCATGTCTGCAATTGAGCCAAGGCGGCGGCCTTCGTCTGTAATTTGATTTAACAGAGCCAAAAGAACCTGAGAAGGTTCCTTGTATGGCAAAGGCATGATGTTGTCACGCACCGTGCCAGATGGAATGTCCACATCACGGAATTCACCGGGGGTAATCGGTGTATCGTCGCCTTTAATACGCAATCCACGGGCTTTTAAGCCTCCGGGGAGGTTAGAAAGTGTTCCTGCGTCCACTAATTGGCGAATTAATGACGTTCCTGCACGGGCGTAGCCACCAATCAGGTGAATTAGACCCAAACCATAGGCTCCAAAGCCGGGAACATAGGTATATTGGACAAAATGTTGGCGTTTTAAGCGTTTTTTGTCCTCTTCATCCCAGTTTCTGCGGATCGACAGCACTTTAGACGTGCCTCTTTCCACTGTAATGACGTATGGAAGGGCAATTCCGTCCTCATCTTCGTACCCGGGAAGGTCGTAATCGACGTGAATCTCGTAAATCTGGTAACGATCATCATCATTGAGGGTGTAGCCTTGGTCTTCTGCCTTCTTTTTCTCCACATCGGTGTGGAAAGACAGGGGTTCGCCTAGGTCTACATCACAATAAAACTCTGAAACTTGCAGTTTCCGAATGTCATTCTTGGTTTTGCGCATGATGTGAGTCACACGCTCGGAAGTCATGGCACTGGAAGCACCGTAAGGGATGATGACATCCTCTGCGGGGAGGAAAAATGAAGCTTGACGGCCCATTGTGGGGTCGTAGTAAACCTTTTTGAATGCTGCGCCAGCCAGTCCCAAGGAATACAACATGCGTTCATGCTCAGGACGGTACTCAGGCATACCCTCCGTGAGGCGGTAATTCATGTCGTCTTTGACGCGCTCCGCAGCTTCTTCCTTAAGCTTGTCGATAGCACCAATGATTTCCGTCTTAACCGGGCCTTGAGCAGGAAACGTCTCAATGATAGTCTCACTCTGGAACCGTACAGCGGCCTCGGTGAGAACCGTAGAAAAGACTCCACAAGCTCCATTCCACGGTTCCGTCCTCTCTTCATATTTCATCCCCAAAACGTCTAAACCTTTGACATACATCTCCACCCAGTCTTTGCGGGAGTTGATGTCAGCCTCAACCATCTCAATCAAATCACTGGAGATTTTCATCAACTCCGAATCTGACATGCTTTCTGCTAGGTTGGCATCAAAGCCTTCCTCATCTTCTTCGGGCATTAGGTCAATCTCAACACCGTCCATGTTGATCATTACACCCTCTGGGTTTTCAATTTGAATTTCCAGATCAGGGCCAGATACTTCGTTTAAACTGTCTAAGCCCAATGGAGCTTGGCTGAGTGATTGTTCAATGCTCATAATATTCCTTAGTAATACTCAATTCGTCTGCGCTGATATATAGGTTCATCTTCTTCATCGGATTCAATGGAGATGAAACCTCCTTGGCGAAAGCGCATCAAAGCCTGACTGCTTGAGTCAACGAGGTCGTCATGGTCGCCATTGGGGAAAGAAGCAAGTTCATCCATTACTTCTTCAGCCCAGCGGGTCTCAGGACACCAGACCATGCCGGAGGCAAACAGGTCTGAGATTGCGTTTACACGGCTTATCTTATCGTTTCCTTTGCCCGGCGTATACTCCGACATAGGAATTCCCATCTTGCGCATCTCATAAATAAGAGGCGCACCTGCGGCTCGTTTCTCAACAATCAAAGTATCGGGTTCAAACTCTTTCCAAAGTTCAAAAGCTTTGGCTTTTAATTCTGGAAACTCCATCCGCTCCTTAAACGCATCTAAGAGAATGATGTTGTTCTTAAGGTTGCCATGTTTGTCTGGGTATTCAAAGATACCCCACGTGGTGCAGGCAGAATAGTCAGCCCTGTTATTCTTCTCAAACGCAGTATCCCAAGACTGAATCAAGTAGTCGCAAGCTGGCGGGTTTTTTTCTGGCCAAATTTTCCACTGCTCCCGTTTGATAATTGCGCCCTCTTCCGAGGTTGGATTCTGTTGGTACTGCGCTTCCCATTTAGCAACTGGAAGTTCAGCCTTCAGGGCTTCCAATGCCAACTTAGACCAAAAGCCGGGCCATAGGGGATTACCATTAGGCATGATGGCAGGGAAGTCAATTACCTCCCACTGATCTACACCGTCTTTGTCTGAGTTCTTTAAGATTTGCCCCGTCAAGTCTCTCTTAGACCAACGAGTCATCACAATGATGATGGCTCCTCCGGGCTGAAGACGCTGACGAGGGCCAGATGTAAACCACTCATATACCCCATCAAACACGGCAGGGTTGGCTTGTTTAGCCTCCTGCTCAGAATGTGGATCATCAATGA